ATTCTTACCAAAAGCCGCCCCTCCTCACTTATCAAGTAAGGAAATTTGAGTATCGATCAGGTCGTTAATAGCGGTCATGTAGTTCTCATACCCCTCTAACATATCCTTATCGATCTCTTTCTTTGCAGTAAAGAGCTTGGTCGCAATATTGACCGCTTGACCGATAGCGGCGTTTATACCTCCGATTAGGCCACCCTCGGCAAATCCTTTCGCTATTCCCTCGACAGCATCGAGCGCCATATCCAAGCCCTCAGACATTCCACCGAAAGATTCTTTCAGTGTACCGGCAATATCGGCGGCCATCTGCATTTTTCCGGTGAATGACTCTCCGAATTTTACCGCTTTCTCCTCTGCGACCTCTTCACTATCCCCGAGTTTCATAAAATGCTTTTGCAAGGCGACAAGCGCCTTTTCATCAACTATTTTACCGATACTCTTTACTTTAGGTTTCGCTAAAGCCTTGTCGTAACCCTCAATAGAGAGTTTTACAAACTCAGCCTCTTTTTTCGATTGATCGTCGGATAATTGCTCGAGAACCTCGAGACGCATAACAGCATATTTTTTCAAGATCTCGATCTTTTCCCGCTCGGCCTCCTCAACGAAATAAGATCCATTATCCTTTAATTGTAGGCGAGACATATCGATATTTTCGGAATAATCTATATTTGAAAGCTCTTTTCGCTTTTTAAGATCCTCCCTCTCTGCATTACGGCGAGCGTTTAAAAACTGAATAAAATCCCCCGTCTCGACCTCTCCGGCCTCTTTAGCCTCTTTGATCCGTTCATTGTAATATTCGTTGATCTCCTGTCTCCTCGCATCATATTCGGAGAGGAAACGAGCCGTAACGTCTTTCTCGATAGCATCGATCTCCTTTGCGCATTCAATCTCGACCTTTGTCGTTTCTTTCAACAATATTTGTTGAGCAATCGCCCTTTGTTCGGCGGCAGTATCCTTTACACTCTTCTTTTGCTCCGAAGTTATACCGGTAGCGGATAATTGCTCCTTTTCCCACTTGTTTATTTCCGCTTTAGTCTTGTTATACTCCTGTTGTAAAAGAGAGAGGCGTTTTTGTTTCCCCTCGTCCATGATAGCTATCCGACCGGCCTCAATTTGTAGCTGGGCTTTGGATAGTTCGTCACCGACTTTTTGCATTGATTTGAGTAGTTTCGCTTGCTTTTTTACGTCGGGCTTATCGTCCTCGGTTTTAGGCTTAACGTCCTCATTCAACTCTTGTACATGCTTAATGAAAGGAGCAAACTGTTTATCGACCAACTTAACAGCGGATTCCATATCGAAAACACTCCGGACATACTCCTCCATATCTTCTCCGAAAACATTTCCGAGTTTGATCTTTCCGGTATATTTACGCTGGATATTGGCGTACGCTTGTTGCCACGCTTGTTGCCAAGAGGAACCGGCCTTTTGGAAATCGTCGGTAGTTGCTTTGATCTCCTCGAGTATCTGATCCGCAAGCCCGGGATTTTTCACATGGGAAATTAGTTCCTTTCTCATAGAGAGGATAGCCCCGGCTTGCGTCTGTACGCTCTCAGTAACAATTTTCTCGGTAGCCGTATTTTTGATTTTTAAGGCGATTTGTTCCTTTAAAGAGGTATTGATCGTTTTATAGGCCGTATTTATATCCTCGAGAGAGCTTTTTTCCGTCAGTAGAGCCGGGAGGTATTTACCGTATTGCTCATTGATCTTTGCGATCAGGGCCCGACGTTCCTCCGTACCCTCACCGGCCCGTTTTGTTGCATCAAACAGGTTAGTAAGTCCTCTCTCCTCCTGCAATACCTGAGCGGTAAAATCAGAAACGGCCTCATTTACTTTTTTCTGCTGTTTTTGAAGATTAGTCTCATACGTGAGGAGCTTGTAAATGCCATATCCAAGGCCAACGACAGCGGCAGTCATAGCGACATAGGGATTCGCTAGCATAGTCCTATTCAAAGCCGCTTGTACAAGCTCTAGCCGCTTTAATCCGGCGGATCTTAGAGCCTCCGAAGCTGTTATGGCCTTACCCGCTAAAACCGACTCGTATTTGATAACGGTTGACGCTTTTTCAACCGCCATACATGCGATCAAACCCGCTTTGTAGGTTCCGTAAACAGCCGTTAACTCAATAAGGATCTCCCCTATCTCCTTGTAATTATCGAGGACAGATCCGGCAATGTCGAGTACGCCTCCAAAAGCATCCTCGTTTTCCTCCCCGATCTCATTATATATCTGAGTTAACCGGTCCTGCAGGTTGGAGATCTTTCCCTCGAATGTTGCGGCGATCTTTGCGTTAGCCCCTGTTACCCCCTCAAGATCACCAAGAGATAACAGATACTCCCGAATAGCGGAAGAAGTATTCTTTACGGTTGTTTGCTGCTCCTTAAAGGTAAAAGTAACTTTATCATTATCTTTACTTGCCCGGATCCCGAACTCCTTTAAACGCTCCATTTCTCCGGTTTGCGCATCGATAATAGCCTCCGCAAGTTGATCGAACCCCTTTCCGGTCGAACTGGCAAGGTCGCCGAGTTTCGTCATTTCGGTATAGGTCGGAACAAAACCTTGATTAGCGAGCTTTACGAAGGATCCCGTTAACTCGTCTACCTGAAACGGTGTAGTAGACGCAAAATCCTTAATCATGCTCATTGCGGACTCTGCACGTTCCGAGCTTCCTAGCGTATTCTCGAGTACGGCTTGAAAACGCTGGAACTCACCCCGGACTGTTAATATATTCGTCGCTAGATCCTTTAAAGTATCAAAAGTAAAATAGGAACCAACAGCCAACCCCAAAGATTTAAAAGAGGTATCCATACGCCCAGTTTCAGCCACCGTCTTATCAGAAAGCATAATAATACGACGTTCCATGTCCTCTAAAGTCCTCTTAAACTGAGAGTTCTCTATATAAGAATCGAAACTTAACGCTCCGTTATTTACGCTCATATTACACTAACTTTTTTAGATAGGCCTCGAGATCCTCTTTTTTCTCGAAAGTCTGATTAATAACTCTCTTTGCATCATCCTGTCCAGTCTCCGATTGACTGCTCGCTGAACTTTTTGCCGATGGAAAATCCTCAATAAACATTTGTACGTTGATCCACGAAATACCCCAGAGCAAATACTCATAGGTCCAATGAAAATGCGCACAAATCGAGGCTCTCATCCCCCACGGGCTACGCAACCCCTTTATCTTTACTCTTTCTCTATCCGATCTTCCGGATCCCGTGGGGCTGTCGTCCGGACTAGGGCAATCAATCGAATAGAGCCTACAAAATCCGCCGTGTTGGATAAGGTCTTTATTGCAAGAGTTAAATCAAACAAACGTTGCGGAGTAAGTTTCCAAAGAAACCAATTTGTCATATACCGGGAGAATAACCTAATTTTCCATTTCGAATTAAGGAAAGCAATAGCAACAACCCGAGCCATTAACTTTGCATGTTGCCCGGCCAACCTCCTAGCCTCTTTTTCCGGATTCGCTTTTATCTTATCCTCGTCAATATCGATTTGCAAATACAAATCAGTCAGATAATCTAAAGAGCCTAACAACTGTTGGCGGATAGTGACCTTCCAAGTGTGCCGCTTAAAAAACAATCTACCCGGAATTTCAAAATAGAGTCCCCTTGAAAGCAATGTATTGAGCGCCTGCCGTTCAACTTTCTTTTTAATTTCCTCGTCGTCCATGAGAGTAAAAGTTTATGCGGCCCTAGCACAAGATCGGGCCGCTTTGTTTATTACTCGGACACCGGAGCTACCGGAGTCCCTGTCATTTTAATTCTTCCCCCTTTTTTTGGCTTTTTGACGGTAAGAACTATATCCACAAGGAAAATTCCCGTTTTACTGAAAGTACCGTTCATTTTGGCGACCAATGAGGCCCGAGGAACCTCAAACGTACACCCTAGTTGCGGAGTGATCCTTGCCGCTTTCTCAATTACCGGCATCTTTTCCGGAGCTTCCCACACTCCATCTTTCGTTGTGCCTCCAAATACTTTTGCCATCGTCTCCGGACTCGCATTCATAACGGAAAAGTTAATCGTAGTCTTTCCTCTCTTAGAGATAGAAACGACCGGATCATCCTCCTCCTCACAGTAAAAATCCTGAGTTGTAGGATCCTCGTCAACCATCGTACAAGATCCCTCATGCGTTAAACCGAGAGTCTCATACTGACCGGGAGTTCCATCCGCTCCAATATCCGCCAGTTCTATTTTTGTAAGCCCCAAAGCCGTTACGGTAGGGCTAGCTTGTTCTGCCATATCAAATTGATTTAATTTAATTACTAAATACCTAAATCGTGTACCCTCGCCTCGAGACGTATATTCACCTTCCAAACGTCGAGATCCGGCTCCTTAATATCGGTACAGTTGGTGAACCAAACCGAACAGTTCCCGCATAGATATACCTCTTTGAGTAAAGGGAGAGCGATCCTTTGTAATTCCCGCATTCGGGATCTATTAGGCTGTTTTTGATTTTTATTATTAATTCTTACCGGGATCTCCGGAACATAAATATTTACGTTGATAGTTGAACGCTGAACGCTTTCATTAGATAAATCAATAGTACAGACAACAACGTCCTCTAGCTTAGAATCATCCGGTTTTTTAAGCGGATAAATATCTCCCGTTATCGCTTTTTTCAAAGCGGATCCGGAGAGATACTCGCAAATCATATCTACTATTTCGGCTGTCGTAATCATCCGTATTTACGTTTAATTTTATCGTCAATCTGTTTTAGCATGCCCGGGAGTTCTTTCTCTGCCAAGTGCTCGGCCGAGGTGAGGACATCACGGTTATTTGCTTCTACATAAAGCGCGTATTCCATACCGGCAACGACTACGAGGAGAAACCCTCGAGGATACTTTCCGGCGACCTCTTTCGCTAATTTCCGACCCTTCTCTATTCCTTCGTCACCGCTTTTTACTTTCTCGAAATTCTCCCCCATCGGTTTCCCGTTCAAGTAGATCACGTATCCAATACTCGAGCGGAGATTTCCGGTTTGATCCTCAAAACCGATTGTCTTATCGATCTCTCTCGCATGATTTACACATTTCTCACCAAGCCTTTGCAATTGCAAAATGATTGCTCGATTGATAAATTCAATACGCCTTGCCAGGAGTTGTTTTATTTCCTGTCGTGTATATTTTGGAACTATACCCATATCTTACAATTTTGGTTATAAGACTTAAAGCGCTTTACCGTCCCTTCTAGGATCGTCTCCCCATCCTCGGAGACAACCTTTATAGGCGTATCCGGATAGATAGTAGGGCAATCCTCGGGAGTCAATAAGATGGATTGGTAAACATGATTTACCCCATCCGCCCCCGTTATCGTCCTCCCCTTGTCTGAGGGTATCTCGTCACATTCAGAAACCAAGATCCAATTTTCAGACTCAGAGGAGATAAAATCGCCGTTCTCCTTACGTTCGGAGTCTGGCAGATTGTTGATATAAAGTGTATTTTTGTAGGGCATAGTTACCAACGGTCTGAGCAATCATTAATAAAATCACCGGTTGACAAATCACTAACCATATAGTCTAGATCATTGTCGGAAGCGTAAGAACGGATATAGGCGATCAAATCCCCGGAATCTCCAAAAGATTGTGAGGATCCTCCGTCACTTTCCGATTTGATCGTTACACACCCCCGGAGGAGTTTCACGACAATCTTAGCGACTTTGGCTTGATCGACTAAGGCAAACTCCTTTATCGGATCCAAACCGGCAAGGATTAACGCTTTCTCGATAGCAATCTTTGAGACTGTATATCTTAGTAAATCGGCCTTAACTGCTTGATAATTTGTCATAACCGGAGCCTTTTTATTTTTCCCACTTAGTATTCAACGTATCGACTAAGAAGGCCTTACAAGCGTTACCCCATGCGGGGAAAGCGTTCGCCAAACCCTTGGTCGTCTCAACGACCGGATCCTCTTCCGAGAACTTCTTAATCAATACATGAGAACGCTTAACCTTCATTGCTACGCTATCCTTTACCGATTCGTCCGCTAACGGAGCATGGAAAGTATTACCTTGTACGATGTCCGGAGTAAAGACGATAACTCCATCTTCGAAAGGTTCGACAACCGTATCAACACCCTTGATCTGTACAGTTACAAGAGATTCGATGATATGGAACTGGAAAAGCTTGTTTTTAGCCATGACTTTGTTAAAGGCATCAAGATCCGGGATCGTCTCGGTCTCCGTAACTTTAGAGACCCAACCGGCACAAAATTTCTGTACTTCGGCCGTTGCGACAATGTCGTCGAATGTTTCTTGATTACAAAAAGCATGAGCGAGAATGACACCTTTCTTTTTCCCGGCTTTCTTCAACGCCTTGAATTTGGTAATAGGTTTCGCCGTATCTGCATGCCCTCTAAAGGTCACATCTACACCGGAGAGCTGGTCCTCGGGGATACCAAACCGTACGGCCTCCTCCGTAACGATACCCTCGTTATTCTGCGAGTTGAGAATAATCTTGTTAGTCGAAAACGCACGAAGGGCCAACCATTCTATACGACCATTAACGCCATTCCAACAGGCCTCCGGATCGTCGTAGATCCAATCCATGAGGGCTTTTTGTCCTTCCTCTGTACCGGCGTAATGAACTAATTGATTGTACTCGTTAATATCGGTCTCCTCCTTGTCGTAGGCAACCTCGATCTTTGGAATATCCCCTTGATTACGAGATACAACCCGACGTGTTTTACGAGGAGCTCTCGAGTTAAAAGCCACAACGTCGGCAATCACCGGAACACTAAATTTAGTCCGGAGCTCCTTCCATGTCAGAGTAGGAGTAAATTTCAAAGGGAAAAGAGTCGGCCAATAAAAGGAATTGAGCGTAAACGTATCGACTACCGCTTTCATGTCCTTTTCAGTAAGGCCCTGTATTAATGATTGTTTCATTATCTATTACTTTTTTGCGGATTAAACAAAACGAATCAACGTAAGGAGCTTTTTGATCTCTTCGGAGATGGCGGCATCAATTGCAGCCTCACGGACAGACCCACGAACTACACCGTCGACGAGATGGTTATCTCCTTCTATTACGTCCATAGTAGTACCCGTCAAAAGGACAGGTGAGTATTTGAACTTGACTCCATCGTCACCGGCATTGTCTCCCTCGAACACGACTTCACCTACAGCGATAGCGCCTAAAGCGGTCGGGACCGTGATTGCATCATAACCGGCATTGGACTGATCTATTTTCGTGATAGCATAACCTTTCGATCCGTAAGCGAGAATATCGCCTACTTTGAAATTATGCTTTTTATCCACTTTGATAGACTTATCAGCCTCTCCAACAGCCGTATTAATACGAGCCGTTTTCGTTACATGATATAGTCCGTTGGAATCCTTACCG